ATTGTACCCAAAGGCTTCAATAAAGGGTTCAGAGGATAAATAAATCGGGCAGCGGTATTATAGTGAATGACGTAGTTTATGTAAACGCATTAATATAAGGTTAATGAAGTTGGTAAATCACTGAGAACATAATACACGACTTGACATTTCATATTACACACCACATAGAATACAACAATAAAAACTAATTACATAAAACAAGAATACATTTTTTTTAATATTTATTTCACTACTGCCATCAGGGCATTAAATTTATCAGGTAATATATCGGCCTTGAATTTCACATCGGTTGTATTCGTCCGACACATAGGACATTTGCAGTGTCCTCTCTTAAGAAATTCAACTGAACAATCGCAACAGAACGCGTGTCCACACGTGAAGGCGACGACATTATTCGGTTTGGCGTCTTCCATACAAATAGGACAAGTATCGTCAATCATGTATTTTTCATCTGACGCACACATATTCAATGTAACTTTCGACGCGATGTGTATTTCTCTGTAGAGAATACGGTCACGATAAACTGTTCGGGGTCGGGGTCTTGGATTGGGTTGACGTCTAACTGGAGCAGGTGTAGGTGGTATCAGGTGTTCATTGGGAACATCCCTCAAATTGAGAAACCCAGGAGGGACGCTTTTCACGATACAATAACCCATCAACTCACTTATATAGGCTTTATAATCAGTGCGCGTTCTAGGTGTAACCGAATTAGATTCTAGTATACGATTGTATTCTACAAGGTACTCTGTGTATGCTGCTGGAAAATTGGACAACAATCGAGGTAAAACTCGTTTAAACAGTCCAATACCCCACGAAAACATAACGCGGTTGATTGTTTTTCCTGATTCGACCGCCACGTGATGGGTCAAATACCTTGCACGAGCACCACGAATTTTTTCTCGGATGGCATCTGGTTCACCTTCAAACAAGTCAGGATATAGCCAATAATTCGTTGTAGTAGATACTCTGTAAGCAGGCCATTCAGCAAACGAAGCGGTCGAACCGACTTCTCTCTCGAAAGTATGAAGTAATGTTCTATAGGATTCTTCAATTATGGGGGACACGCAAACGTCAGCGCGACATCCATTCGTTTTGCAAATAGTACACGGCATTTTGGGGTTGGTTTAGTTTAATACATATATACCAAAGCAACACAATCCGATCAATTTTATAAGCATATATAGGGTATTTTGACCCAATATATACAAGCTCTCTGCGCGAATTGAACGCGCGACCTTTACATTACAAGTGTAATGCTCTACCACTAAGCTAAAAGAGCATTATGACGACTGCTATAGGATTCGAACCTATGCGGGAATATCCCAGTGGATTTCTAGTCCACCACCTTAACCACTCGGTCAAACAGCCTGAAGCTCTCTGGGCGATTCGAACGCCCGACCTTACGCTTACTAAGCGTATGCTCTAACCAACTGAGCTAAGAGAGCAATGTTATTAAACACACTACGACACACTATATACACAACATATTATATGGGATGGTTTTTAAATAGTTTACAACACAATTGTTATAATTTGTTAATATCTATCACCTTATCCATAGAGGGTAATATTTCTTTGTCATGAGTGATGACGATTAATGTTTTACCCTTTGTTTCGGTCAAAATCATATCCATTACTTTCATACGAGTTCCGCTGTCCAATCCAGCCAAGGGTTCATCTAGTATCATGATTTTCCCAGGTTTCAGAATACCACGCATCAATAGGGTTACTTTCTGCATACCGCCAGACAAATTTCCCCCGTGAATACCTGCACTCGCATTGACTCCATTAGGTAAATCTGAAAATACGTCCATTAACTTATATTTATTGAGTTTTTCTATCAATTCTTCTTCGCTAACATGGTCGTTGCCATATAACATATTATATAAGATGGTTTCATCAAACAGATTGGTTTTTTGATTGATATAATTGACATTCTCGCGTAAATATTGGAAATCCATATCATTAATGTTTACTCCATCAATCATTATTTCCCCATTTTCGGGTTTGTATAAATTGATAAGCATTTTCATTAATGTACTTTTACCTGAACCTGACCTACCAATAACTCCGACTTTGGTACCTCCTGCGATTTTAAGGTCCAATCCATCAAATAAATACTCGTCGTTTGATTTATCATAACGATAGTGGACATTTTTGAATTCAATGTCGCCTTTTTGAATAATATCTTTTTGACTACCGTGATGTTGAGTAGCAAAAATCTCGTTCAAAAAGTCTTTGGAACCGTGAACTATACCCAATTTAAATATAACTTGATGAACCAACCCTGCGTTTACATTCAACATATAACTTACCAATTGTCCAATAATAAGTAACACAACGATACCCTCGCCAGTAGTAATCTTCTTATCAACAAACATAGTGTAGAGCAAATAAATAGATATAGCGTAAAGACCAATTGTAATGATGTGTGTTAAGAAAATGATTAGGTTCTCGGCAAACATAATGTCCTTGTTCATCTTTGTATTCACTCTTTCCATCTTACTATTTTTTTTAATCTCGCTGTCAAGTTCATTATTAATATACACATTCATCAAATTATCCAAACTGTCTTGTAAATTTTCACTCAAGTTTTCATTGAAAAATTGTTCTTTCTCTGCCACTTTATTAATCACATAATTTCCACCGACGAGTTGCACAATCATACACAACACAAAACCAACCAAACTCACCATTCCAAACAAGGGATTTTTCATTAATAAATAAGCAACAATAAAGACAGACACGGTAAATTCGGGGAACAGGCGAGTAATAATATATTGGAACATATCTTTAATATTACGCGTTAATTCCATGACACGGGACAAATAATCCCCCGTTTTGATATCTTTGAAATTGTTCAACTGGGAATAGATCGTTTTTTCGTATATGATTTCGCGAATATGAGAAAAAAATTCAGGAACAAGAAGCGATTCTAAATGATGCTTCATGCCCCCAGAACCTATAATTAACAGCCAGACTAGAACTAATATGCTTAGAATACCAGGTAAATTTTGTTCACTTATATTTTTACCAAAATTCCAAAAATCGGGGAAAGTGTTTGCTACTTTTAGTTTTTCAAATACTTTTCCATATACCTTAGGTAAAACAATGCCTTCAATTGGAAAAAAAAGTACAATGAGTAAAACATAACCAATAAACCGATATTTGTATTTAGTAACAAAATCTTGCACCAATGGTTTATAGAACATTACTTATAATAAAAATATAAAAAAAATATATAGAATTATATGAAAATGCGAAGAATGATTTCTTCTAAAAACGTAACATCAAGATATATCGAAAATCTATTCAAAAAAGCCGATACGTTCAAACTGACACCGGGGGTGGACAAGTGGAAAAATAAAATCATGGTCAACGCATTCTGTAAACCTAACCATTGCGAGTCTTTGTCTTTCGAAAGCGCAATGTGTCGTCTAGGTGGACGCGTAATAAAATACAATAGCGATGTAACGGGTCCGAATAAAAACGGATCGGTCCAAGATACAATCAAAATGCTCTCTAATTATGGCGATATCATGACGCTACATCATCAAGACAGAGATATACTTTGGTATGCAAACCAGAATACAAATATTCCTATTATCAATTCGGGCGATGGGAATGGCGACAATACAATACAAGGTCTGACTGATTTATACACTATTTGTTCCAACTTCGAAATGAATACAAAGTATGTAAAAATATTGTTCGTTGGTGACGTTAAGCAATCGAATTCCATTCATTCTTTGTTGCATTTATTAAAGAATTTTATTCGCATTCGAATCAACTTTTTACCATATGAAGGAAAAGAGCCACATTACTCGGTGTTAATGCACGTATCTGATACGAACGAGCAAATGATAGAAGACATCATGGTAGAAAAAGAAAATGTATATTCCGGGGATTATGATGTAATATACTGCGCACGCATGCAATCTTACCAGAATGCACACGCGCAGACGCCCGAGTTTATAATAGACAAGGAATTCATAAAACATGCTAAAGAGGATGCGATTATCATGCATCCCTTTCCTCGCAATCGCGAATTATCAACGGAACTGGATGAAGACAACCGAAATCAATATTTTCAACAACTACAAAATGGACTCTATATTCGTATGGCGCTGATTGATAATATGTTGGGGGGAGAAACAATATGAATATCACACGAAAGCGGGATTAAAAATGCGGTGTTTGTTATAATCAATGTCTACATTATATGGTGGTCGGGATAATAATCGGTTGTGTATATTTGTTAGCAATATCCGTGTCATCTTATTATGCATACCATTTTTCCTGGTATTGTGCGGATAAAATATACGAATTTATCAAACCGAATTTTGAAAGATATTGATAGAAACAAAATAATTTATATGGTGAGTATATAGATTATTTAAGCAATGGCGACATTTTCAAATGACTTTTTTGAAAAAAGGGAAGTAGGCGGAATAAATATGTATATTATTCCTGTCGGGACAACATTATATCGCGGGGATAGTAACTTTACGGATATTACCCATCCTGAATTGCTGAAGGGGGATTACAAATTCTTCACTCCTGACGCTGAATACGCAGATAAATATGGTATAGTTTTTGAATTTAAAACGAAAAACGAATTACAGCTCGTCGCGATGGATGATATTAGCGAACAGTTTTTCACAAATGCTCCTGAAGAGATTCAAGACATATTAGAAGATAATTATGGATATAGTAGTCATAAACGCGATTCTGTAGAAGAAAAGGATTACGAAGTTAGTCAATATATATGTAAACAAGGATACCAAGGATACGCTGCGAATACTATGGAAAGTACAGGTATTGATGATGATTTAAACGCAGAAATCATCATATGTAATGCCGAAGAACATGTGGAACGTATACAACGTACAACTCACGAAAATAAAATTCAATCCAAACTAGATGAATTACGTATGAGAAGAACAGAACGCGATAGAGTTGAAACGCGAAAGAAAGCAAGAAGAGATACCGACGACCAGGACAAACCTATCAGTATGGGTGCTCTCAATTTTGGAGATGTTGGTTCGTTGTTTGGTGGAAAAACCAAGAAGTCTACGAAAACAAAGAAATCCAAGAAACAATCAAAAAAGAAGAAGGCAAAGACCCAGAAGAAACGCAAGTCAAAGAAGTCTAAACCCGGTAAAAAAATAAAAAATAATCTATGATAAACGAACCAATGATATATTATTTCAAATAACTATTCAGTATGCATACGAAATTGCAAGTCCCATTTTTCCAACATATCCAATTCTATTTTGGGCAAGACAGGATGACTTTCCCAGAAATAACGACAAAACGCCCACTGGAATTCATATTCGTCGCAATACAATTCGGAATAATGGTCTAACAAGAACTTCTGTATTTTTTCAGGCAACAAGTAAAGTTGCTGTTTGGGTAACACATAGGCAAGTTGCGTATAAGGCGAAAACGATTGTGTTGACCGTGAAGTCAGTTGTTGTTCGATAAATTTCGTTTCAAAATGAGGAATGTATTTACACAAATCGGAAAACAAGGGAGGATAATGATAATTGTATTTCCATTTCCAGTCGGGACAATCGCCACTGTAATAAGCACATACCCATTCCAATCCTTCCAAATAGTTATTACACAAAGTTTTCATGAAAGATGTATTCTTCTCTGTTTTGAAAAGGGCTTGGTAATATCGCTTGTCCCAATATTGTTCACTGGGACAGATGTATTTTTCTTCGGCACGATACACAATGGGAGTATTTTCGAACGCCTTTTTCTTTTCTTCGTCATTATTTTCTGGGAAACGGAATTTTTCGTATTTATCTCTCACAAAATATTCTTGTATCAAATATTCGTGTTCCCGTTTCGCAATCTCATTTACAAATTTACTGACATATTTCCATTGTATATTACCATTTTCAGAAATGAAATAGGCATCTGCATAAGACCCAACATATTTATTATATATTTCCAACAAGACGTCGATGCCATGAGTGCGTATATTCATTGCTGGAAAGTGTGGCAAGAAGTCATTCCCGAGAAAGAAACAAATAAATACATAATCATACAGTCGACGAATGCTTGAATGGGTACAGCCCATATGAGAAAGAATACCTTGACCGAGATGTTGAATGTCTACAAAATGGGGTTCTTCGCCCTGACAATCAACCGGAATGGAGTTTTTCAAGAACTCAGGTGCCTCTCGGAAGATATAGATGTTTTTACAATATTTTAAGTGGAAAACGGACAACATAATCAAATCCGAATCCAACC